TTTACTGCTATAGTAGCCATTTTTCTATCATATCTAATATCAATGCTTGCAGCTTCTAAAGCATTTCCATTAATTTTTATTGCTTCAATTACTACATCTTCATCAGCTTTTAATCTGTCGCTAACTTTTGCGAAGAATCCTACGTTGTTTTTAATTGCAGCAATGGCTACTTCTTTGTCGTTCTTAAATTTGTCATGTGCATATGTAGCAATCCAATGGTTTGGATTATTATTTTCAATAGCTCTGTTTAACGCAGCAAGTACAACTTCTTTATTTGCCTTTAATTCTTCACTTGCATGTCTTAAGTATAATGGATTGTATTGAATTGCTTCTAAAACTTGTTTCTTGTCATTCCAATTAGTATTACTGAAATCAGGTTCACCATTAGACGTAGACAATCTCATATTCGTCTTCGCTGGTTTTACAGGCTCACTAGTAACTCCTAGAGTTTTCTCTAGAGATGCTTTGTCTGACGCAGCTTTTTTCTCTTGATCAACTATTTCTCTTAATGCATCTGCCGAATTCTGACCAGAAATAGCCATTACATTTTCTATTACTGTTTTCAGTGGTTTTTTTACATATTCAAGTGCATATTCATTCTCGTATAAAGCATCTAAAACAACTTCTTTATCTAAACGTAATTCGTCACTAGCGTATGAAAGAGTAAGTCCAAAATGTCTAACTGACTCAGATACTACATCTTTATCATTTTGCAACTCTTTACTTGCAAACTTAATTGTTTCACTTTTAAAACCAGAATTTCTAATAGCCTCAATCATTAAGTCTTTATCGTTTAACAATTCTTTGCTTGCGAACTGTATCTGATCTCCAGAATTCATTCTTCCTGTTACTACAAGTTCTACTAACTCTCTGTCTCCCCTCAATGCCTTGCTGAAGTAATTTAAATCTCTATGATCTCTACTCTTTTGATTTGCAAAATAGTACATTGCAAACTCTTTGTTTGATAGTAATTTTTTAAATCTATCCTCTAATGTTAAGTTTTCAACAGCGTATGTAATGTTATTAAATCTATTGTTATCAATTAAATTTAAAGCTTCTTTTTCTGTCTTATATTTAGAATACTTTTCGTAATCCTTCTTTTGCTGATCATTCTGAATCTTCTTGTTTTTCTGTTCTTTTGTTGACAACTTCTTACCCGTAATCGCTTTTCCAGCACTCTTGTTATCAAGCAATGCTTCTCTTGTCATTAACGCTAATTCTTTTTCTGATAATGAGTTTGCCCATTTTCCGATAACAGAGTTGTTAAATCCCAGTGAACGCATTAATTTCTTCGCACCAAGAACGAATTCTGTCACAGCACTCTTTGACAATATTGCGTCTGGATTTGCTTCCATAAAGTACGCTAATATCTCTTCAACGTACACAGACCTATCCGTATCAGTTGGTACTAATTCAACAGCCTGTTGCATCTTTGAATCTTTTACTTTGGATAAGCGTTCTACGTTATCTAAAATACGTTTAAATGCTGGAGATTCTGTACCAATTCCAAGACCTTTATAGTGAACGGATTCGTGTGCAACTAATCCAAGTATCTCGTTGAATGTGCTTGAGGAATCAATTCTGTCTGAGAATATAACAAACTTAGATTTACCATTATCATCAGTATAAACACCACCTTTAGCACCACCAGTAGTACTGGTATCTACTTGATCTTCAGGACCGACAGACGCATTATGTTCAGCCTTAGAGGTAATTATAATATCTGGGTTATTTAAAAAACGTTCTGATAATCCTGATTGAAGCGAGTCAAGAACAGAAGCAACACGTCTTTTAGCATTGTCATTCATTACATTTGTTGGTAATGCGTTTGTGGATTGCTGTTTATTATCTGTTGACATTCTTCTTGTAGAACCAAACCCAACTCCTCCACCCGTTCTCATTGTCTGATTACTGAATTTTCCAACAGTAGAATCACTTCTTATATTTCCAGAATTTCCATAATTTGAATCTGCTGCTAATAATTGTTCTTGTGTTTGAATTTGATCCATTCTCATTGATAGATCTAATGCTGCTTGTTGTTGACCAGCTGTATCATTTGCATTACCAGGATTATTTATCCATTGTTGTATATAAGCAACTTCATCTTTTGTGTTGTTTATCTTTTCTTGGATCGTGTTATTACCATTATCCACATAGCTTGTAGGTGCACTTGTAATATCGTATTCTGATTGTGGATTAACAGTATCATGCACTGGTTTTGCAGCATTATTAGTTGCTGTAACAATTGCATTGCTAAATACTTTATTCTCACCAGTAGTGATTTCTTTAGTGTTTCCATTACCATCTGATAATGTAACGTTACCAGTCTGTGTAGACGTAGCAGTAGCACCATTTCCAAGTTCCGTGGTTACTGGTTTAGGTTTTCTAACTGGTGCAATTGTTGGAGTATTCTCTGTTGGAGATACCGTTAATGGAATTTCTGTTTTATATACTTTAAATAAAGCATTACCGCTTTTGTCTACACCTATTTGATCTATTCCGTGTTTAAAGCCTGTTAACGCACCAAGTTTATAAGAAACTTCAGATGCTGTTTTTGCATTTAATGGTTTAGAAGCAATTGCATTAAATTGTTCTTGTACACCAGGTTTATTATTAGCTGCACGTATTTGATCTATTTTTGCATAACGTTCTTGTTCTGCTTGTAAATCTTTTCTTGCTTTTATTGGATCAGTAGTTGTTTCTTGAGTAAACGTTCCATCACTATTAGCAATCGTTTTTCCAGTATAATATGTAGAGCCATTATTTTCTGTTAATGGAGACGTAATACCACTTGATTGATATCCGTTTACTGGAGATGACAAGCCATCATTATTTATTTGATCAGCAATGTTTAATCCATCTAATGGAGAGCGTGTTATATTGCTTGATGGACCGATTTGCTGATCCATTCTATTAAGCATTTCGTCACTTAATTTCAATCCAGTTAATGGATCGACTTGTTGTTGGTCTACTTGTTGTTGTGTTTCTGTTACTTGTAATGGATCTACAACAGGCAATGGATCTTGTTGTTTTTGCTGTTCTTGTATTTGTAAATTCTCTTGCTCTATTTGTTTATTTACTAGATTAAGATTTGTCTGACCATCTTTTGCTGGATCAATACTAGTAGGAGTAGAATTTCCACGTGCAAGATTAACTGTACCAGCACCACCAGCAAATATACCTCCAATAATTCCTTCAGATGCAGCCTGACTTGGAACGTCTTGCCAAGCATCTTGTTTAAAACCAGCATCTTGTTGAGCAACATTACTTGCATATTTTGCTTGACCACCCTGAAACCCTTCTGTAGTCATTTCTGTGCCAATAAGCTTTCCTACATCTTTAACTCCGAACTTTGCCGATTCTTGTGCAAGTTCTTTATTAAATAGTTTGCCTAATCCAGCACCTGCTAATTTTTCAAGACCACTAGATCCAGCTATAGCACCTGCAGCACCTGCTAATGCTGTTTGACCAGCATTTTTCCATGTGTAATCAGAAGCCTCTTTTGCTAGACGATTTGCCTCATCATCTCCAAGACCTTCTTTTAACGCACGTTCTCTAACAGCTTGTTCTGATTGTTGTTTAACATCTCCAATTCCTTGAAGTGCTCCAATAGAAGCTCCTGCACGTTTCGCATAACTAGCCTTTGCAGCCAAGTCAGCTGCTCTTGTTAAAGCCGTTGCTCCAGCTCCTACCGCAGCTACTGGAGCCACTGCTGATGCAGCTGCTGAAGCAAGTACGGCTGGAACCATATATCCAGCAAGAGACGCAGCAGTATCAACAGGTTCAGATAATGCATTTACAACATTTGCTTTAGTCTTTTCCCACTGACTACCACTTAACTCAGCAAGTCTTTGTCTTTCTGCTTGTTTTGCACGCAACTCTACCTTGTCATTAGATACTTCTTGCAAATTAGCATTACCAACATTCTCTAATGCATTTGCTGCATCATCAAATTTTAAAGCCCTTGCTAGACCACCAAAAGCGTTTTGAGTAGCTCCTTGAAAGGTATTGCCAGTATTAGCAAGTCCTTGTGCAAGATTTTCAATTACTCCATTTTTCTTTGGTTCTACTGGTGCGTCTGTATATTGATCCCATTTTGTACTTTTAGGTGTAGCTGTATTCGTTGGATTATCTGTAAATTCACTCCAGTCAATTTGTTTATCTGCCATGTTATTCCTAATTATTGTTTAACTAAATATCCATTAATTGTTATGTATTTATCATTTCCTTTATACTTTACAGATCCTTCTGGGAATGGAGATTTCTCTCCACCTAATTGTTCTGTAGGATGTCTTTGGTCATTTTTGTTAATCCACTGATCTTCTGTTCCTTTTAATGGATCTCCAGGTATTCTGTACCAATTTGGATCTTTTGGTTTACCATTAACTAAATTATGTATTTGAGCCTTTTTGTATACGTCATCTAACATTCTTGTTGGTGCCAAATCAGCATACTTCTGATCTTCTCTATTATTGCGATCTTGTTGAATACTTAATCCTAGATATCCACGTGCTGAAGTATCCGCATTCTGTTCAATCATTCTTTGATTAACAGCTTGATTATTTTTGATCTGTTCCATCAATCTTTGTGAATCAGTAGCAGTTCTAGTATTATCATTAGCACTGGTGTTTGCTTTTAATATATTCGCATTTCTAGCAGTCGTATTTCCACGATCAGCTGTTACAGATGACATAAGATTTGCGTTTTGTCTTTCTAAAGCCATGCGATCTGATTCAGCAGCATAGTTATTCATATAATCCGTATAAGCAGCATTTCTATCTGCTACTTCTTGCTTATATTGCTCTGTTCTACCGTCTTGCCATTTACTTGAACCATCCGTACCACTGAACACAGCTCTACCATTAGCATCTAACGTTTTATATACTTTTCCATTCTGTATACCAGGAATGCTTGCAAGAGATCTTGCATCACCCGTATTTGTTAATCTTCCAGCCAATGGAGATTGTGTTGCGTCTATATAAGACATTCCAGGTTCATTAGTCATTGCAGACAATGAAGGATTTGTAGAGGCTAATGAGTTCTTTTTAATTGCACCATCATTAGAGACTGGCATTGTTGCACCGATAGACTGTGGAGATGGAACAGGCTTTAACGGTTGAACATTCTGTGCTGGTTGTGTTGACGTAGTCGTAGTAGCAGCTATTCCACTTTGTTGATTTTGTGTAGGCTGTGGAGTTTTATATAAATCATTTAAAGACTGATTAGTTAATTTTTCAGCTGCTGCTAAATCTGCATCACTTGTAGGAGTCTTAGTTTGATACCAAGATCTTCTTAAACTTTTCTCTTTCTCTAGGTTATCTAAATAAGCATTATCACTTGTACCATTTCCAGCAGTTAAGCCATCCCAAATACTTCTGTTGTTTGTAACCATTTTTCTTTCCCCGTTATATAGTATTTATATTATATTATTTAGAATTAAATATCAATCTATTTAAACGTCAGTCTTGCTGATCATTCCAACAATAGAAGCTGATACAGTAGACGCAGTGCCAGAATAGATATTTGCAAGTGATGTAGAAGTCTTTGCAACAGATTCAGCCTTTTTAATCATTAATTCTGCGTCTTTAATCGTTGCGTCAAATTTATTCTTAACGTTATCTACATTTACTTGCATATTTAATTTAGTCTTTGTCATCTCTATTTCAGACATAGCAACATACTTTTGAAGTTCCAATGCTAATATAGCCATCTTTTGTTTGTCTACATCGTTTAATATAGACAATTTCGATTTATCCGTATCCATTAGCGTTGTAAAGTTCAATATTTGATTCTTATATTGCTGTTGTAGCTGATCGTTATGCTTATAGATAGCATTTAACTTATCTGAAACAATTTGCACTTCTTTTGAATAAATCTCTGCTTTTAATTTGTTAGCCTCAAGCTTGTTTCTATCAGAAGAAATTATTAACTCTTCTACTTTTAGTTTGCTGTTGAAACCATCCCACTCTGCCTTTTTAATATCAAGGTTTAATTGATGACCCTTTAACTCAAGTTCCTGACTTGTTTGAAACTCTTTTAATTTCAACTCCTGATCGCTCAATTTAATTCTTTGGATGATATCTTCGCCTTTTAATTCGTTTAAATACCCATCCCATTCCGTCTTTTTAATATCAAGATTTAATTGACGACCTTTTATTTCAAGATCTTTATTTGTTTGAAACTCTTTTAATTTCAACTCTTGATCACTTAATTTGATTCGTTGGATCATATCTTCACCTTTAATTTGGTTTAGATATCCATCCCATTTCGATTTTTTAATATCAAGATTTAATTGAAATGCTTTTATTTTTAAATCTTGATTACTGATTTTTAAACGTTCTAATTCAAGCTTGCTGTTGACAGCATCCATTTGAGTTTTGTAGACACTAGCAGCTACTTGTAGTACATCAGCCTTTGTTTTTACTAATTCAATCTTTGCACGATCAACGTTAGTTAAAGCCTCTAAAGCATTTATTTCAGCCTTGTATATATCTATAAGTGCTGTCACCGCTCTTAAACGTGTTTCGTACACGGTTGCTTTAATTTTGTAGGCTTCTAAACGTGCGTTATATATTGCAATCTGTGAATTGATGTATTGAATACGTGAAGAAACGATTGTTTTAGCAGCGTCTAATGCTTGACCTAGACCAGATAAAATAGATCCAACATAATTAAGACCCGATGACAACATCGACGTTCTTAAGTTATTGCTTAACGTTAATGCAAAATGATTATTTGCTTGTTCTAATTCCGCGTGTTTAATTGCTATGTCAGCAGAAGTTCTTGCATTGCTATCTTGAAATGCAAATCGAGCATTCATAGAAGAGGCTTGTACTACCCCATTAGGAAGAATAAACCCATTTCTAGAAGATTCACGTCTAACAGAATCAAGCGACTTTCTATATTCAATATAATTTCTATCTTTCGCTTTCTGATATATAGCGTCTTCTACCTCATCAGTCATAGCAGTACCACCAGCTATATACTTGTCTACTTTATCTTCTAATAAACGCATTTGATCATGGAACTTTGGATTATATTTTATTAAATATCCGTCAACACTTTCTTGAATAACAGATTTAAATATAGTTGAATAATCATTAAATCCATCAGATAACATCTTATTCAAGTCACCCGTTTCATCTATTTGATCTATTGGTGCAATTTCATAAAATCCAGGTATAATTATTACTGGTTTTATAGGTTCTATTCTTTCTGGTAAGTCTGCAATGATTAAATCAGTATCAATATTATTTAATACTGTTGGAATTTCTGGATAGTCAAGTTCAGTAGAAACAGTGTAATCCGATTTAAAAGGAATCTCTGTATCAAAATTACTAGCAAAACTATAAGTAGAATCATCATCAAACTTATTGTCAGGAATTTCCTCTGTTATAAGATCCTCTGGAGCAGTAATAGCATAAGTATATTCAGAGCTGTCTGTAAATTTATTTTCAGGAAACTTCTCTAATTCTAGATTACTAGGAGTATTAGGTTTATTGAATGCAGTTAATTCCACCTCTGTTAATTCAGGACCGTCTTTAAATAGATTTAATGGATCTTCTATATCTAATAGTTCAGGAAGTTTTCCCTCAAACTCATCACCTATATGGTTTAATATTATTTTTGTATCTAAATCAGAAATGTTCTTAAAATCACCGATAGAAGATTGTTTATCTATTTCCATTGGATCATCTGGTAGCAAATCTTTTCCAAATACTGGAGCATCTATTCTTAAACTGTCTATATTTGCATGAGAATATTGCAACGATAGCAATGATCTTTCGGCATCTCCCATTGCTCTTTTAGCGTCTTCAATTAACTCTGCCGCTGTTATACGTGTTTCTGTTAATAATTGGTCGGCTGTTATAGTCATTATTTTAACCCTCTACTTAATATGTCGTAATCTATATCTATTTGGTCTAATTCAACTGGACCACTACCAATCATTTCAAACCCGTAATAAGAGCCTGTTAAACCCTTACCAAGCACTACTCTGCTGTTTGTTGCCTTATAAGAGCTTGAGAATATCTTTGAATGTTCGTTACTCATTTCTTCTTCTGAATACACGTTAAACTCATAGTCATTTGTCATTCTTCCTCTGACGTATGCATAACGTATAGTCTTTAAATTCCTTATTTTAAAATCGCTTAAATGCGTTACTATTTGCCAGTTAATCGTACTTCCATTATCTGTATTACCAGTTATCTCATACAATCCATTGCTGTTGACTCCATAATATTTATTTCCAACTCGCTGTATACTGTTGAAGACAAAATTATCGAATTGCGTTAATTGAAAGGCTTGTTGCTCTTTATATTTAACGACATTTTTAAGATTTATACAATAGCCAGTATAGTTAGACGTATTAAACGCAATAGCCTTTTTAGATTCTGCAAACCCACTTAATCTTGGTAATCTTCCGGATGCAGTAGCATATCTAGTCGCTACAAGCATTGGTAATGTTCCAGAGGCTTCAGCAGTTCCATACTTCTTTATAGAACCACCACCAACTAGCGGTTTTAGTGTGTGTTTAGCTGTTATTAACGTTCCAGTCTCTATACTGGCTGCATTGAGAACTAAACGCTTAAATACCACTGAAACAGAGCCTCCAAAGCATGCTTTACCAGTTAAACGTGGAAGAGTGCCAGAACCTGCTATATTATTCTTTGCTGTTGATACAATACTTGCTTTACCTGTTATGCGTGGAAGAGTACCAGAAGTGTTTATATTCTTTGCTACTTTGGCATATCCTGTAAGTCTTGGAAGTGTCTTTTCAACACTCATTACTATGCCGACTGTTACAGACGCTTCACCTGTTAATGGCTTCAACGTTTTTGAGCAACTGAACATTCTTGCAACTGTCATATGAGCACTACCAGTCATCTTTGGAAGTGTTTTGCCAGCTGAAGCACCGAACGAGGCTTTGCCAGTTAATGATGGTAAATTGATATTAGCGTCTATCACTGGCGTTCTAACCATTGACGCTGTAACCGAATAAGCGTTAGGTAATATTCCTTCGCAAACAGTGCTGTTTTCAATGATAAATAGTTCATCTATTACAGCTGATATTCTTCCTATAGAGCCGCTTAAATACGCTTTATTTCCTTCAACAATTTTTCCAGTTATATATCCTATTGGAGTATTTAAACTTTCAGTCTCTCTATCAATACTATTAAGAACTCCGTTAATAGCCATATATCCTTCAAAAAACGCGAAATCACCAGGATCAATTGAATAGTCAGCGATTGAAGATGTCATTGGAGCAAGTTTTCCATTAAACACATCACCAGAAACTCCAAGAATATTACCAACCAATCTGAAATAAATTGAAAGACTTGAATCAGAGTAATCAGAAATGAAAGAACGCATTGGAGAAAGTCTTCCATTAAATATTGCACTACTTCCATCTAAAATAGAAGATTGAAGTGAAAAGTTTATATTCAATGAAGAATCTTCATCTGTAGTTATCGTTGAAGCTAATTGAGCAAGTCTTCCGTCAAATCTAGCGTCTGTACCATCAACAATTACAGATTTCAATCCAATATTTATACTTATGTTGTCATCTTTTATGTAGACAAAATTTGTTATGCTTGGATCGTAAGGCTGAATTTCATTATTAGAACCAAATACAATCTTATTATTATCTAAATTTATATATCTTCCGTAATAGAAATCGCTTAAGTTTGCATTCTTAATTGAATCAGTAGCAGTATATAAAGAGCAAGATGCAAACAACTGTGCAAGAAATACGTTATTATCTACCGTGTTATATACAGTATGGATTAATCTATCTTCAATGAAATATTCAATTCCAATAAGTGATCTTTGCACAGTTAGACGTTCATCTTTGTTATAGAAATTAAACGTCTTATTTGGTACTACAACTCCGTTATGTATTATATAACCGGCATTAAATTGCAATAAAAAGCCATACTTTATATCACTATAATCTACTGCGTAATCATTATCAGATAATCCAGCAGCAACTCCAGTCATTGGAAGTACTGCGTTAAACGCAAAACTTCCAGTCTCATTCTCTGATAGAAACTTTATTGAATTAGCAGAGCCATTCCATTCAATATTTTGAGTCTCCCATACCGTAGGCTTGGTTAATATTATTGGATTAGTTCCTTGAATAGCTTTAGTACCAGGAATAGTTACAGTAGCAGTTACTGGTACATACTTTATTCCAATATAAGTAAGTAATGTTCCAAGTGTGTTCGCATTTCTAGGCTGTGTTGGGTGATATCCAGCAGGAGGAATACTTTCCGCAGACTTCAAATATTCTTGATAAAGTACACTTGCATTAGTTAATCCATATTTATATATAAACCAAAGAGCTTGCTTTTTATACCAATAATCAACTCGTAGTTCGTAAACTGTTACATTCTTTTTAACATCAGGAGTAGCAGGAATGAATGGAACTCCAGGAACTACAATAGATGATGTGTTTGTTACTAACGACTTCATCTTTTTTATTTTGTTTTCTTGATAATTATCCATAATAGTGTTTTACCTAATTTTTACTTCTTTCCAGTATAAGTTATTAACGAATCAAAATACATAGTAGACTTGAATTCAGGAATAGATCTGTCATAACTGTTTGTAAATATCTTTTCGCTTACATATTCAAACGTAGTGAAATAATCCTTTGTTTTGCAAATTTTATATTCGTTTGCATTTATCATTTCTATTACTAAAAATTCAGCTTCATTTTTTACAGACAAATCATCGTTAAGTTTTCTATATTTGTTACATGTCATTCCAATCATAATATATTTCATATTTACTTTTTTCTGACTAAATGTCACACCATAATCTGTTGTATATAATACGATGTAATCAAAATCACTGTTGTTAAAATAGTCTGGATTGTAGCTCAACAACGCAAGATCATTATATTTTGATAATACGTATACTGCACAACCCTCTCCGAAATAAATATTCTTATATGAATCATTTATAGTTGTGTTTTTAAATGAAACATCTACACCTATTCTGTTGTCATTATAAATTGAGAAATATGAAAATCCATTAATTGCTATTTCTGGTGGTACAATTCCTTCATGTATTTGAGTAAACGTTAGTCCATTATCTACGCTTTTCCATAACTCAAATTTGTGCTCATATTTGTTTCCAAAATAATAAGTATCGTAAGCCATTAATGATATTAGAATTACATTATTTCCAATATATGTTTGAGTAGGAGTTCTTGCAAATTTTGGTATAGTTACTACAGTTTCAGTTGTATCACCAAGAGATATGAATTTAGAATTTACATGGTAATATCTTACTGTTTTGTTAATAGATAAGAAAGGAGCCTCAATTTTTTCAAATTGATCATTCAAGCTATTTTTTCTAAATATACAAGGAGGATCTGGGTATTCATTAGCAACTTCATCTGAATTAGCGAATATCATCCATTGTGATGGTATAAACGTACTTGAAGAATGATTTATATAACTTGTAGTTTCCCATAATCCGAATGAAGTATTATATCTATACCAACCTCCAGACAATTTAAAGAACCAACTATGCTCTGGTAAGTTCCATAATCTATCAAACTTTGTTGGATCTCTTGTTGGAGAGCCTATAAATTGCGTAACATCATCATTAAGACGTTCTAATGAATAATTAACTCTAATTCCACCGAAACAACTTGGAAGAACTTCGCTGCTTATAAGCTCTATTTGTTGTCCAGATATTTTATAATTACTTGCAAGTACATTTGTTAAGTTATTAACATCTGAATCCAATACATTTGTTATAGCTGTGAAGTAATTTGTTTCAGTGCTATCAGCAGCAATATGTGTTGAAATCCCTGTGAAAAATATGTCAGATTCAAAGGCAAATGCTGTTTCTGTAAATATTTTAGAAATTGATACGTTTGGATTTAATGCGTTTGATGTTAATGCATCTCCATGACCACAAAAATTAATATCATTAATATCATAATACTTGTTTATTTTATCTCTTCCACATGCAGCAGATGGAAGTTCTATATATTTAAATGAATTCTTTTCATTAAATTTAGGTACTGATATTGATCCAGAATCTTCCCATAATTTTCCGTACTCTTTCTTTTCATTGAAAAAGTTAACAATAATGCTAGATGTTTGCGTATTTGATGGCATATAACCAAATACTGAAGATCCTCCTTGACCTAAAAGATTTACTTTTATTGGATTATAAGTTATTCCTTCTTTCAAGACGTTTGTGTTTTTAAATAATGTATATCCATTTTCTCCATACTCTTCCGTAAATTTAAATATTTGAGTCGTTAATTTTCTTTTACTTATAGTTTTATTGCAATCATAAGATCCATATAATTCACTTGTTTCCGTGTCTATATGAATATCGTATGCAGAACCAGTAATAATTATTCTGTCTGATCCTGGGTTTACTTTATTTATATCACCAACTGATGAAACGTACACTACTGCACCGTCAGGCATATTAAATTGCTTTTCCAAAAAAAAAGCCCCTGTTCTACGGCGAATAGACAGAAGCTCATTTAGTTTTAAATTGGCAAAACCTAGATGATGACCAACCCCCTCTTCGATGTATCTAATAAGTGCCATTTTTTCATGATTTAGAATGTAAGTAATTGCAGTGCAAATCCGCCAATAATCTTTGAAGATCCAGATGTTATAGAAGTACTTCCCATAAATAAATCAGCATCAACTATTCCTACAGTACCTTGAATACGTGCCCTTGAAAGATCAACATCATCTCTTAATCCGTCATCAGTTGCAAGCTCTAACCTGAAAAATGTAGCGGTTCCAGTAGCAGCTGCAGTTCCAGTTAGCGTCTCGCCAGTATCCAATATTAAAGAATTAGTTACATCATCATAGACAAGTACCAGATTAGCATCAGGAAACGTTGCTCCATTTGTATACGATACTAATTTTGTATTACCGCTTAATGGAGATTCTGCATTAGTTGGAATTGTCCCGCTGTATACATTAAGAACTAAATTAGATACAGCATCTTTTACTGATCTCGTTTCGCATATATCTCTACGTAAAAATCTTGTTAAATTTAAAGCCATTTTATTATCTCCTGTTGTGTTATATTATAACATCGTTTTTCTAATTTGCAATTGCATCAACCTTATACAATAGTTGTTTCATATGTGTTTATAAAATCAGTCCAAAACAATTCTACAAAACCTGTCTCTATTAAGACTATACTTGTAACATATGATCCATTATTCCAAGGATATAAATATGAATATTCATTTCCATTTTTTAAATTGTAATTATTTACTTCAGTGTATGGAGCTATGAACTGTATTGTTTGACCATCAACATTCCAACTTACTGAAATCCTATGTGTTGCTGGATTAAAATTAATATTTATATTTCTATTTTGATAAGGAAGAAATGTAGTTGAATTTAATCCGTATGGAGATAGATCCTCTCCTATACCCATATGACTCTCTGCTTTCCATAAACCAGTAGGTGTTAATGTTGCTGATTCGTTAAATATTCCCGATCCAAAATTCCATTGAACTATAATTGTATATCCAAATTTTATTCTGAATATTGGAACTCCTAAATCGTTAACAAAATAGAAATATGTTTTTAAATCATCTGGATATATCTCATTATTATATGGAAGATCATTATTTGCTATAATAATAGCCTCATATAGAACTTGATAATCGTATTTTAAATTAATAGTCTTGTTAAAAACAACTGCATTCCAGTCAAAATCTGACTGAATTTGCCAATAAGTATAGTTTTCGTCGAATATTCCATTATCAAGAATACCTGTAATTGAATCTCCGTTACTTATTACAGCGATAGTCATTTCAGTTTATGCTTTTGGTAATGTGAATTCGAATTTATCAACAGCAGCAGGAGTTGCAATAAGAACAGCGGTATCCATAATCATGTCAGCACCAGAAGCACCGCAAGATAAGTCCATACGTGAAGCAGTAGTAGAAGCAGAGCCATCATCAACCCCATTTTGTTTTACCCTAGCATGTCCAATCGTTCCATTTGCTAATCCTGTATAAGACCAAGCGTTTAATAATGGTTTAGTAACCTTTCCATCAACTGGAGCGTCAAAATTCAATCCATTAGTAGCAACACCAGCAGTAAAAGCACCACCGTTTAACGTGATAATTCCAAGTAACGTTCCAGTAGCAGCAGAGTCAGCGGTTGCTGGCTGATTTCCAGAACGTAATTCAATAACTCCATTAGCAAATGCTCCCTTAAAACCCACTGTACCCATCATTGCATTTACTAAACCTGTCGATAATTTAATAGTCATTATTTTCTCCAATTATGATCTTTTATTGTATTCTTCACCGCCTTTCAAGACAGATACTACATAGCTTGTAGTTCCATTAAACTCTAAAATAGAACCATTTGCAATAGCTCCATTATCTAAATTAACCACTTCATCTGTCAATAGTGTTATTGGGTAAGCTGTTGCTAAACCCTTTTCAGTCCATATCAACACATCAGCATTATGCAGATTTGCAGTGTTTTCTACCCAGTTCTTACCAGGAATAACACCGTAATGCTGTATCTTCTTTAAAGCGGTTTCTTTGTATGCATAAATAGCAGTGCTAGTACCGATCAACAGAACTTCTGGTGTTGGACATAACATTTCTACTTTTCCAGAGATTACAAAGAAATTAGCCTGTAGATTGAATAAATGGATCAATCCAGGTTCAGACCAGTAAACCATCGTTTGATTGCTACTGGAGTCGTACGAACACGTATATATGGAGCCATTCCATAACGTACATAAATAGGAATCAGGCTGTATACCGTTTAATCCTAACGTGTCTACTTCTAAACCCATTTCAAGCGTATTACATCTATAAACAGAAGACGTTGTATATCCAGCAAGATTAAATGTGGTGCTGAATGGAGTCTTTATATAAACATTAGTAAAAGCACCGTACTGCGTTATATTGGATATAACGACAGATCCGTTTTCTTCCAGCACGACGTTTGATGTGAAATTAGCACCACTTTCACGACCATAATCATCGACATACGTTGTAACAACGTGATATTCGCCCGATGGTAAAGATCCACTGCCAGAAATAACATCAAATATGCTGGTTGCAGAAAAGTTTAAATTATGTAAATCGTTATTCTCTTTAATTAAGAAGTAGTCTTTCTTCGATAAAACAGTAGTATCACTTGCATATTGGGTAAATGTAACACTATTAGAGTCCAATAAATCGCATAACTTTGTTTTAACTAATGGACTGAATTGCTCTATGATATATAAGCCATCATCTATAATCACATAAGAGTTTTTATTCTCTTTATGAGTAAATATTTCCTTGTAGTTACCAGATTCAATCTTTGAGTAACCCATTCTATTAGAATACTTACCCGTATCAGTAACTATTACATTTTTAGCAAGTTTAGCGTATGGAAGATCCAAAGCCATTGTATCTGTCTTGTTATTCAGACCATAATTGAATTTAATAGTTTGCTTTTGCTGTTTCATTATTAAAATCTGTAATATCTAACACAATTCTCTGTAGAACGTCTTTGTTGTTTCCACTGTTTAGCAGTCTTTTGAGATCCGAAAACCTTAACAAACTCTTGCTCAAAGAACGCTGCCAATTCTGGTCTGGATACTTCTGCATCTAACTTCTCATAGCACAACTTATAAGCCCAATTAAGCATTTGATCCTGAAACATTACAGGTATCTCACATTCATCTAATTCCACGTCTACAATAGGATGTGGCATTCTCCATCCCTCTATTTTTATGTCAGAAACCTTATCAGGTATTTTATATAAATAAAGCTTATCGTCTTGATCTATATACCAATGAGATACATAACCCTGTAAATATCCATCTGGTTCAAAACGATCTAATCTTTCAACTGCTATTTCATCAAGCATTCTTCCATCAAATCGAACTTTTTTAATAAGGAAGAATAACGGATCATATTCATAAACAACCTGACCTATTACAGATGGAATTACGGTTATTGTAGAAGAGCGATCATAAATAAGTTCATGACGAACAGCAGCTTCTTTCATTGCTTCGTTAATGTTAAATAATATTTCTTCATCTGACCAGAACTTTGTACTAGATAAATCTTGAGTCTTCATCCGTACTCTTTCTATTAACTGCTGTCCATTCATATATTTCCCCGTTTATTTCTTATCTGTTTGATAATTCCCAAGCGATTAACATTTCATCTTTAGAAACGTTATATCCAGCTTTTGAACGTAATTTATTCAAATTTGGCAATCCGCTATTGGTAAAATTATCGCAATTCGGATCTTTCTCTTCTTCTTCACGCATTACTTTAATTACATTAACTAAATGCAATTCTGGGCTGTGAGCAGGTGCTGTTTCTTGAATAACATCTTCTTTCTTAATACCTTCTATCTCTAATTCAGTCTCAAGCAACATTAATGCTTCTCTTCTGAACTTAATTGGTACATCTCTATAAGCATCACCTATTACGATGGAACTACCATCTAATAAAGCAATGTAAGTTTCTCCGACTAATGAACGCATACGCATATAAATACTCCTGTTATTATTAATATATTGTTGACACAATAATAGAATACCAAATAATTATGGTAATTGCAACAATAAAAAAAGCCCACCATCTGGCAGGCTTTTTATGTTTGCAATTGCTTATATTGCTGTGTTAACTCTCATAACACCAAAGTCTTGAACCGTAGCACCGTCACGTAAAGATTTGAATTTCAATTTACGGAATCCGAACATTGCTCCAACAGATATACCACCGCTGTTTTCGTAGTCGATCCACTCTTCATTCCAATCGAATTGGCTGTGAATGTTAACCATTGCACAAGCTTGAGCACCCAATAACAAATTAGCACATCCGTCAACTAAACCACCAGCACCCCACTTGCTAGCAGAAGCTAAACCAGTAGTGTTGTAAACCTTGTTGTGGCAGTGAATAACGATACCATCAGTAGTCATTCCGTCCATACCAGTAAAGATCTTGCTGTTTAAATCACGTGGAGCACCTTGTGTGAAGTTTGTTCTGAAGTCAGGATCAGCTTTCAATAAAGCGAAAGAACGTGGCTCCATTAAGAACACATAAATTGGTTTTCCACCAACCATCAAAGGACGTAATCCTCTTACCATTGCTGTTGCTTTTAACTGTAATAACATTTTGTATGTTGGAACATAAGCAGCAGTAACAGTCGTTGTGTCACCAGCAACTAATGAAGTTCCAGTCCAGTTGAAATGTCTTCCAGAAGTACTAGCAGAAACATCACTTGCATAATCCAAAGTAGTTAAGTTGCTTTGACCAGCCAAAATAGTTCTTGTAGAACCATCAATGTTCTTGTCATAAGTAACACCAGTCAACGTCAAAACAGTTAAGTCTTCAATTATGTTCTTGAGCCAGTGAGATAACTTATCCTTAGCTTGTTCACGGAATTGAATAACCGATTTTTGGTTGTTTAATTTACCAACATTCTTTGTAGCGTTTCTTAACTGGTCGTAACCAATGCTGATCCATGAAGAGTCCATAGGTTCTTCGTTTCCCAACAATGTAGCATCACCAGTAACACCAGTTCCAACCAAGTCTTGTACTAAAGCGATTTGAGCAGTAGTAGCACCTTTGTTGTTTGCACTTAATTCACGAACTTCTTGGATGATGTTCTCAGATCCAGTTCCAGTGAATTTTCCGAAAAAGTTTGCGTCACGAACAGCTTTCAACGTCTCTTTTACCCAAGCCGTTTTGTCTTCTGTTTGCATTGACTTAAAGTCAGTATTTGCCATTTTATATATCTCCTAATTGTGTATAGACTAAAATTCATTTAAATATTCATTTAACCCGTGAACGTCGGTAAAACACTTTATAGGAGTGACCCTTGTATACAATAACGCCGCATACAGGCTATAACAGATTTTTACAGTGATTCAGACACTATAAACAAAATATCACATGTCAATATTTCGTGTCAACAGCATAATGTAAATTATTTTGATTTATTTAACAAAAAACCCGCTAAATGCGGGTTTCTTTTGTTTTATTTGGATTATTTCTTTCCCATTCTCAATTTTCTTCGTTCTTCATCAGGTAATGCTTCATATTCTTCTTGACTGAGTTTAGAAACATCTACTTTATTTACTGCTACTTTTGATCCAATACCACCACTTGCTGTTCTTGGAGGAATGGTAGCTGCTATTTCTGCTGCTTTAGCAAGAGCTGCTGCACTTCTAGGACCATTTTCTAATTTCTTTACTGGTGCTGGTTGACTTGTTGGAATCACTTTTGCAACTGCTTTTAACAAAGCATCAGAATACGTCATACCTTTATTGATATATTTATCTCTAAAAGTCATTACATCATCAAAGAGTTCTTCGTCAAAGTCATCACCATTACTGTCAAGTTCTGGATGCTCTTTCACGATCACTGCAACCGTCTTATTTAAGTCTGCAACCATACTTGCTTGTGTTCTACTGGTCTCAATAGCCATTGCTTCTTCTCTAGCAATCTTCTTTGCATTATATTGATCGAACTCTCTAATCTCTTTACGTAATGCTTTTGCTTTTGCAGAGTCACCAAGCAATACAGCGTCATCTAATTCTGATTCTTTTGTATCAATATCAAAGTTACTGAATTTGTCAGTTTGTGCATCTGTTGTCTTTTCTTTTTCTGGAACTTTATTTTCTGATTTTGCAACCAGTGCTTCTAATTCAGCAACACGCTCTTTTAAAGCATTTTTTTCGTGATTCACTTTTGAAAAACGAGATGCTGGAACAACATCAGGCTTCTTTTTTACTGGTTTTTCTGCGACTTCGTCGTCTTCAGCAACTTCTTTTTCGTCATCTGCTTCATCTGTAACAGCTTCATCAGCACCTACAAGTTCATCTACTGGCTTTACTGATTCGTCTACTACAGGATCATTTTCTTTCTTTGGTTCGTCTTTTGTTGGCTTGAAATTATCAGGATTCTTGTGGCTTGATTTAGAGGTATCATCTAACTCTTCATCAGTAAATCCTTTGGCTAATAGGTCTTCGGTTGACATATATTTTTCCTTATTGTTATTATTTTATATGTTGATTATTTTTTCTTTGGAAGAATAGATAACATTTGCTTGTATTCTTTCTTTTCTGGAACCGTATTTCTAACTTCTTTCTTTGGTTCAGAACGTTCCATTTTCTCTGGTTTACTTGGTGTACATTTTGCCATGCATTTTCTCCATTTATTATTTAATTAGATGACTATATATATAATAACATATTAATTAGGATTTTCAATCCCCGACATTGCACCAGCTACTGGTGATTGCGGAACCATTGGTAAACTTGGATTTGTATTACCATTTTGTGGCTGAATTATTGGTGCATTTCCCATTCCTTCTGGATTCTTAAATATAGGAGCTGCATTTAAATCTTTAAATCCAGAGCTGATGGCAATCTCTTCAGCAGTATCAGCAATCATTGCATTTTGTAGCATCGTTCCAGCAGTTTGAACACCAGCGTATAAGGCTTTAACGTTTGTTTCCGTTGTTTGAGCACGTATATGATCTTTCTCAGTCTGCATCAACTCTAACTTCATCTCAATCTCTTTAACCTTTGCCATTACTAATGGATCTGGTTGTTGATTTTGTTTCTGTTTATTCATTGCATCAGCAATATCGTATTTATTTGCAAGACTAGACGACAACATAACAAATTCTGGTGGTACTTCAACGTTATATTGAATCATTTTCATCATTTGTTCGAATTGCGTTTCATCGAATGTTGATTTCAATGGCGTTTCACTGATAATGATGTCATATTCACCAACCGTTAAGTCATTAATAATTGTTCCATCACTCATTTCTTGATTTACTTCTACCAAAGAATCGATCTCTTTACCATTTAGTGGATCAATTTCAGTAATTCTGATTAAACGTGTATTGGTATAGAATTTTTGAACCAATTCAAGAACCTTTTTAACCAATATAGAGCGTGTTTGAGCCAATAAATCCAGTGCTGTTACCATTTGTTGCTGTGCAGCATTCTGTTTTGCTTGAATAGCCACACCAGATATCTCGTTTGATTGCACACCTCTTGCACTTTCAGGAATAGTAGAGTCATAAACAGCACGTCTAGATAACTCAATTAAATTCATTGTGTCGCCATTCGTTTGACCTGGTAAAGCACGTTTTGGAGCTTCTGCACCACGTTTATAAGACACAACTAGACCTGGTTTAGAACCGATTTGTTGAAATTCGTCAATAGACATATTGGTTAACGATTCATCTTCTATTAACCAAGGAGCATTAGCATTAGTATTAGCCAAATGCATTTGAGTAGAAATGCCTTTGTTGAACATATCTTGTGCATCAATTGCATCATCTACCATTCCAGAAGTAATACCACGTCTAAATAATGGTGCATAAAAGATAACAGTAAAGGTATCAAATGGGCTGATAATGTCCCGTAATACCACATTCTTTGTTGTAACAGTCCATTCAACCCGTTTCATCATACGTTTTGTTTTCATTGCACCAGAGCTGGTTAATTCCATTAACTTTTCTTGGCTTATTCCTTCTACTGTCTTAATATCCCCGTTTGGATATATCAAACAGTCTGTCATCTTTCTGACAAAACGTTGTTTATCAATAATTCTGTAACGCTTGATCCCCACTTCATCGTCATAACATTCATCCAATGAGGATTTAGAGCTTCCACGTAACTCTGTTGCAAACGAATTTCTTTCCTCTTCATCTACATCACTACCAAACTTGTAATCACCATACGTATACTCCATCTCTTCGACTTCTTTACGTTTGTCAGCACCATAATAATGCTCTATATCGTCAAGACTATAGAAACGAGTTATCGTAACTTCATCCCAATCTTTAGGGTTATACGACTTAGCATTAGGATCAGGGATGACATCTAATGGATCTAATACATCAATGGAGATATCTCCATAGTCATTGTTGCTGAAGTCTAATGTCACTTCAAGATATCCACGCTGCATAATAACCCCATCAGCAAATATCTGAGTTTCTTTATTATGATACGAGTTCTTGTTTAAAACGTATTTCAAAACCTTTGTATGAAGTTCAGCAAGACTAGAATCAGCCCTTCCACCAGCTGGCTTTAATATTGGCTCCATTCTATTATTGGTTTGATAAGCGATTGCTGTATTAATAGCAGGCTTAATTAAATTAAACTCATAAGGAGGTCTACCAGAATCAATTAAAAACGCTCTATCTTCTTCAGATAATTGCTTTCCTAGGAAATAATTATCGCATTTCTTTGCTTTTCTACAGTATTCGTCATGCCCCATTTGTTTGGCATATTGATACCCATTCCAATTTCTTCTTGTTTTATCTCCGTCGTCTATCTTTCTGTCATTAGACATAAAATCTCCCATTAATTATTATAATCGTGCACGTGCAGAGTTAATATCGCTTATACTAGTATACATTGCCTTATACTTTTTAACCATAGGCTTTTCAACCGTTGCAAAACGCTTCATCATTATTGCGTAACGTAATGCACAAATAGTATCATCATTAAGCTTTACTAGTTTTCCGTCTTTTCTGTGATATTGAGATAACTCTTTTATTAATTCTACACAATTTGAAAATATTTTCAATCTTCCAGTCTCAAATCGTTCAATCATTTCAAGTAATCCTGCTTCAACACTGTTAGAACCATTTTCAAATGTGGCTCTATCTGGAAGCATACGAACCCCAGCCGCTTTATATTGCTCTGCCAATTGCTCACCAGAACCCTTGTCGTGCTGTAATCCATCGTGTGGAAATGCGTAATCAATCTTTCCCCATGATTTAACAGCCTGAGCCACATAAATAGGAGTCTTCTTGTTATCTCTATAATTACATACTACATAGATGGTGTCAGTGTCTCTATCCCAAGCAATCTTAACAACCCCTGTTGGGTGTTCCCATCCAAAGTCAATCCCACCCAATACAGCCCAATGTTTTGGAATCTTAATGGGTTCCATAATCACATCGTCAAAATCTATTGGAAATACTAGACCAGATCCGAATACTGGAATACCTTGTGCACGTGCTGGACGCTCGTGTGGAGGATACTGATATAAAATCTCTTTACGTCTTTCTTGAGTATAAAACGTAGCGTCTTGTATACCCATTTGAATAGTAGTACATCTCTTTCTCAATTCAGGTACAGGCTCTTCATAGAAACGATTAACAACAGCAGAACGCCCCATTAATGGAGTAAAGGTTATAGCAATAGAACCATTATGTCTGTTCGTTCTTGTTAATCCCTCCATGAATATATCCTCTGGAGGTTCCTCATCAAACCATATATAGTGAACGGTGTTAGCTTGCCATTTTTCACGACCCTGAATGTAAGAAGAGAATGTTAAAACCGAATTCTTACCAGATATGTGCTTAACAAGCATAGACGATATAGCACCATCACTTCCAGATACCATCGTGTAATCCACAATGCAATCAAAAGGTATAGCAGCAGTACCCCATGTATTTCTATCAACCGAGTTACCAACCAACTCTTTTTGTATCCCTTTACAGTTCGTTTCAAATGTTGGAGATCCACACATTGCAACAATGGCGTGATCAAAACGTAGACCTTCCCACCAGTCTGGATAGATCCCAGTCAAGTGCATAGCCATCTCATACGCACCTGAACGACTCTTTCCAATCTGATTCGCCGCCATAAACAGACGTTCTTTAAACAGCTTTCCCGCTTTATGGAACTCAAATTGTTTTGTTACTGGTGCATATCTAGACAGTGCATTTCTGTCATATTCCAGTTTCTGTTTAGCAAGCAAATCATCACGTTCCACCAGCAACTTATGTAGTTGCAAACGCATCTCTTTAGGCAGTTTGTCTATGATGTCTTCATATTCTAATAGCTCTTTATTATCCATATCAGTCCTTATTATTATTGTTATATATGAAAAACTAACAGTGTCAATATATCATAATATATTGCTCACCTTTTGAAAATCTTATACAAAGCATAAATTATCAAACCTGCACCAATTACACATTGGATTACTACCATAAAATAAAATAATGCTGTTATTGCATCAACGTAATTCCCAATTCCCATGATAATCCCAAATTATTTATTTGGATGTATAACCCACATATCATCTACTAGACGTCGCTGATCCGTAAACCAATTCTGATCCATCTTGAAGTATCCGTTCTCACCCCAACTAGTACCCCATGAATTCTTTACCCAAACAAATTTATTATCTTTAATTCGATCATCGTACCCAACAGCAATTACTGCATGCCCACCAACAATAGCGTCTGTCATTAATGGTAAACGTAATACATGCCAATCCGAGTAATCTTCCGTCTCAAAATATTCTGGTACTGCGAATCCAAATATTACTGGAAGACCCTGGCTTATAGCAAACTTAACATCTTTAAGCGTGGTAATGCGTTCGTATCTGTTGATCTTTGGAATGACGTTTTGCGACTCCTCATAGCAATAATCAATCGGTTTAGTAGCAAATTTAGAAGCGTCATACTCCCATGAAGATTCATTGCAACAACCGTGCTTTATAAAACCCTTGATGACATCTCTAATCATTGCACCAGCGTCAATGTCTACGGTGTCTTCGATAACTCTAGCGTTGTAGTATGCAAAGAGTCTTGATAATGGATCGCAATCTAATACGATCTCTAGTGCTGATGTAGAAGCCTGACCAGTACACGATCCAAGTTGCCCCTGGTCCTCTATTGGATTTTCTGTTCCTAGCGGAGAGACGTGATCTGGAAGCTTCAATCCTCTAGTAGAAGAAGATGAGAAATATAAATCCCGATGATCAGATACATCAGGAATCCAAGCGTATACACGTTGAGTCATTATTCGATACTCCAATTTATAGTAATATAAATGTAGAATACCAAATACAAAAGATTAAAACAATATCCGTTTACATATTAGTTATATTATAAAATGTAACGTTACATTCAGTCTGCAGGGCTTATGTCTATTGGTGTTACATCAATCACGTCTTTACCAAGCAGCTTTTTCAATTCATTTTGAGGGATTTTCTCCATCAATTCTTTTAATTGAAGATTAATTAAATCCATTGATTTATCTGACACTACGTTCTCAACCTTACGGGTAACAAGACCAGCAATCTTTACTTTTTCTTGAACACAAGCCAGCTCTACTTTAAGATTCCCTTTTTGAGATGCCTTATATTTAATTTCATCAATCTCTTTAAACGCCATCTCGTTGTTATATTCGTATTGACGTACTGCTTCTTTAATAAACAGCTCTTTATAGAACTGTATTGCTTTAGAAACACCATCAATCTGCTTCACTTTATAAGCATTGCTGCGTAGTGTTGCATCTTTATCACTGATTCGGTTATACGCAATCTTATAAGCTTTATAGTCATCTTCACCTTGAGCGATCAACATAGCGAAATGCTCTTGTTTGTTCGTCAGCTTTGTTCCAATACTAAGTTGAAGATCATAAGATTGATTGAATGGTATTAATTCATCGGTGTTGTGAGACTCTGTCTCAACACTCTCCGGTATTTCACCCTCTATAAATGAATTGGTATTTGTTGTATTTGTTTTATTCATATTTAATCAACCGTTTTTATTTATATTTCTATATTTAATTATACGTTTTACCCCCGTTATGTCAAGAAGTTCTGGTTGTAAAAAATAATCAATCGTTTTACATTATCCCCGCCCCCTTTTTCGGTACTACCCCCGTGGCGATATGTAATGCTTCAATCATTTTTTATTATTAATGCTACTAGTCGTACATAGAAATGCGGTTGTATTCTATAGAATCATTAGCACTCATCTCTGTTCTGTGTAAGCATATTAGCCGTATTAACTATATAGCTGTGTAATCAATATAATTTTGTGCGTTGGTGTAGTCTTGTGAGTCTGTTGAGTGGCTATCGAGCACGGTGTTATCCCATAGGGGGATCACCTGAACCACGTAGCCTCTTTCCCATCCACCCCCCACCCCTCATGGCATGGAATGGATCGCTATCCTTGGCACGGATCGCATGGCTTGGATCGGATCGCTATCCTTGGCACGGATCGCATGGCTTGGATCGGATCGCTATCCTTGGCACGGATCGCATGGCATGGACTGGATCAATCGCAACGCAATAGCA